GATTCTTTCTAACTCTAGAGTATCTAGACCAGTTATAGATGAAGCTTATAATAGATACCTTGACAGGTATTTAGAAGATGCTATAAGTGTTGACGATAAATAATTTGAAAACACTATATAATTAATTATTTAATTACTAAATTTGTAGTACTTTTCTAAGGCTCCATCCTGGAGCAGTTTGCTTTTTTGTTCGCATTCATAGATTAGTTTTTGGTTGTTTAAGGAGGAGGGGTAGTTCCCTCCTTTTTTTTTTAGTATATTAGCTGTATGGAAATAGGTATACAATTAGTCAATGGAGTTACGTTTGGATTTAGATTATTTGCTCCAACAGAATCTATACCATACAACGAACTCCAGCTATTTGCTGGAGTTATATGCTTCTATGTTATTTGGGATTAATCCTCACGTGTAGAGCATTCGTCTTGATCTCCACAGCATTCTTCTTCTTCAGGGTCAACAAGATCTATTATCCAGGATTCAAACAAATTTTTTTTTGATTCATCAGATCTTTTTAAAGCCTCTCTTAAAGCTTCATCTCTGTCGTGTAACATTACTATACTATTTTAAAAAGTATTGGGGGGTGCAGACGACCAAATCTTTAACCCCCCGAATACAAGAACAACCTAACCCGTATTGCTTGAGGCTAGGATTTAATTATGCAGCACTCACGCAGCTTACTCTCGTTTTTTAGAACCCCTACCTAAGATGGTATCGACTGTAATATCGACCTCCTTTTGATTTGATGGGACATATACGTCTAATCTTTGATCAGTATCATAAAGATACTTTAAAAACAGCTTGAATCGCATCTTAAACTCAGGGGTTCTTATTCCTTTTGTTTCTATGATAAAACCTTTCTCTAAATTAATAAAGTCTGGCGTATAAGATATATTTCTTATGTTACCAGGCTTTTTCTTAAATGTTGTTTTACCTTTTGTTTTTCCCTTATCCATAAGTAGACCCTCGAACTTGAATTTTTCTACAAGCTCGAAGGTCTTTCCTTCATACTCGTGGGGGATCTTTGCTTTTTTAAGGGCTCTGTAGCAGTAAAGCTCTAGACCTGAGGCAAATGTAATTCCATCTGCGATGTGTTTCTTAGCTTTAGTTATCTGCTTTCCTTTTCTTCTCTTGAATCGCATTAAGCTAAGATATGAAATAATTATTTCTTACCTCTATTCCTAGCCCTATTTTTAGATTGACCCTCTAATACAAGTTTACCAGATTTAGTATGAGAAGCATCCTTTTTATCGCCTTTCTTACTATTTTTTCTGTTGAATAGGTTTAGCTTAACACGATACTTTTTTCTTTCCTCTGATGAAGAATATTCAGAGTCGTACTTTTTTTTCTTCTTATACGACTCCTTATTCTTTTTATAATGTTTAGTGCTTTTACTTGCCATATTGTAATTTTATGACATGCAAGATACGAATTATTTATTTTGTTTTGGTTGAGCTGGTATACCAAATACATACTTAGCTAACTTCTCTGAGTTTTCCAAAAGAGATTTAGCATTTTTACTTGTTGGTAAAGCTGAGGCTATCTCTAATACTTTAGCTCTCATCTCGCAGTCAAACTTTAATATTCTAATCTGCTGTTCTTTGTTTTTCTGATCTTTGTTCATGTCTAAAATTTAATTATTGTTAAATCGTTAATATCAATATAGAATAATAACTCCCTATCCCATATAGATCCTGGTCGTGGGTTCTTCATGCCACCCCACTCAACTGTGGCTTTTGTTATTTCGTGCATCCAAATATAACCAATTCCATCGAGAAATCTCCAAGCTATACATAAAGGTAACTCTTTTTGAAGGGCTTCTTTTTGACAATGCTGTATCTTCCTTACTGAAGTTCTAGCCCTTTTTACTTCAGACATATTAAGACTCATAGTCTTAATCTCGCATAGAGATACAACCTTCATAGTTTTATTATCTATAATCTCAGCGTCTACTGGAGCATACTTACCCAGTTGTTCGAATGTTAGATCTTTTCCTTCAAGAAGAATCCTAAGAGTCTCAGCCTCTCTTTCTCTATCTTGTTCACTCTCAAATCTAGGCTCCAGCCTCATCTTTTCCGTTTGCAGACCACTCGTAAGTGAATGGTGTTTCACCTTCTTTATATGGCTCAGCAGATTTTATAGCCTCACTCATTCTTTTATCAACCTCATCCATATGCACTTGAAGTAATATTAAGTACCCAGTTAGATCTACCAGATCATTCTCACTCATGTACGCCTCTTTACTTTTTATTCTATTTAACTTGTCGTTTATACGAGCCTGAATAGCATACATAGGATCGACATCAAATAAAACCCCTTTATCAAATACTGAGTTTCCGTAAGACTTATTCTTTTCTATTAATAAGTCTCTAATCTCATTACACTTGTCTTTAATCTTTTGTTGCATCTTTTCTGTTTTTATTATATTTAATTGTCTCTAAGGTTACAAATAAAACTATTGCACAAATAACCCCTAAAAATACTTTAATCATTGTTTTAAAATTTAGTTACTATTATTTTCTTCTGCTGTATTCCTGATACTATATATAAAATCAGTTACTGCATCACTTAGTTGTTCTATAACATCTTGGTTTTCTTTTAACCAATCTTCATCCATGGTCTTCTCATAACTGTTTGCTGTATTCATAAGCATGTTAAACTTTTTTTTAACCAATCCTGAGTGTTCACCTTTTAAATTGTATAACTGCTCTGTAAAGCTTTTAAAGGTAGCTAGCAGTAATAATAAATTAACTTGACTTTCTTTTTTCATTTTAATAAACATCTTGAGATATACATATAAACTCGTAATCAGTTACGCTATCTATCTTTATTTGTATGTCGTTAGTTGATTTATGTTTTATCTGTAAACCTCTTATAAAATACTTAACATTCTGTAATTTTTCAGGATCAAGCTCGCTAATACAAGTCCTGTGAGTTGCTTCTTTCCATTTTTTAGTGGGTTTTTCAACACCTTTGACAAACCTTAAAGTTCGCCACCTGTAATTAACTGTAGCATGATATATTTCTTTTCTCATAAACCTACTTCTTATTTATAATCTTCTCTATAAACCAAAAAATAAATATGACACCCATTATAAAATCTGTTATATTTTTAAAATTCCATTCCATAACTAAAAAGATTCTGATGGTTGAGCAGATATATATTTCTCAGTATAATCCTGAGGATCTATAAATTTAGTATATTCTTTCTTAAATTTCAAGGGTAAAGTGCCAGTACCTATATTCCTTCCTTTAGCAAAGATAAGATCCACAAGACCTTCGGTTGAACTTCCACTATCATCATTCATGATACCATAGTATTCAGGTCTATATACTAGCATTACTATATCAGAGGCTTGCTCTATCTCACCGCTCTCACGAAGATCAGAAAGAGTAGGCCTACAACCATCCCTTCTGTCTACACCTCTACTAAGTTGAGATAGTGCCACTATAGTTATATTTAACTCTTTAGCTAAGTTCTTGAGTTCACGAGCCACCATAGCCACCTCTTGTTCTCTGGATGAACCAGAACCTTTAACGAGTTGCAGGTAATCTACAAGTACAAACTTAACCTCTTTAGTTATAACATACTGCCTTATCTTATTAAGAAGGTATCTAAGGGATGAGTCTTTACACTCGTCTATAAACAGACTAACGCCTTCAAGTTTACCTATAGCCTTATCAACCCTTTTAAGTTCATTGCTTTCTAAAGCACCCTTCATTATATACCTATTGTTGACTTCACTCTCTAAAGATACTAACCTCTGTAGTAGTTGGGTGTCCCCCATCTCGTAAGAAAATACTGCAGTTGGTATACCTACCTTAGCACAATTATAACAAAAAGCTAAACCAAGTGATGTCTTACCCATAGATGAAGCACCACCAATTACAATAAAGTCTGTCTCTTGCCACCCACCAGTAAACTTATCTACTGATTGAAATCCTGTAGGCAAACCTACCATGTTATCGGAATCCATTCTTTTTCTTATATCATCATGCAACACCTTCAATTGCTTCTTAATATCAGGTATATCACTACCTCTAATTTCAGAGATAGATTTCATCTGTTCCTCTACAAACTCTATAACATTAAACAAATCATCACCATTATCAATCTTCTTTGTGGTAAGTTCGGCTAATTTTTTAAGTCTTATCTTCTTGTCTTCCTGAGAAAGATATAAGACCATATTCTTTGTAATGTAAGCGTAATGATCAGAACTCATACACTCAGCCACCCTAAGATCTACAAGAGGATCCTTAACAGAAGATGATATGACAATCATGTCTGCCTTATCTCCTTTGTCCAGCCTATCTGACAGTACTTTATATATTTTTCTGTTTAAGGGATCGGTAAATATTTCATCAGATATAAGACTATGGCAATCGTAGTAATCTCTTGGGTTAGACATAATCTTACCGATAAGCCTCATTTCCATCTCCATGTTATCTTTCATCTGTAATATATTTAGGTTTAACGTATCTGTTAGTTTTCTTTTTATTTACCTGCATTTCATTCTCCCACCCCCTAGAGTTAAGCCAAGTTCTAGGATTCTTTCTATATTTTTTATCTGGTGTTAAGTCAACGTAAGTCTTAACTGCTTTTATAGCTTCTCCCATTTCGTTAAGAGTCAATGTCATAAACGTTATTTTAGTTTGTGGTCTATCTACCTTTTTATTGTATAGATTCCAAAACATTTCAAACGCTTTGTTTTTTCTTTCAGATTCAGTATGAGGCTTTTTAGTATCACTAAACCTGAGATCTATGATAGCAAAATGATTAACAATATTATTGAAAACGCATTCTGATTCCATGTCATTATTATAAATGGATTGATGAACATTATCTGATGTGTGAAAATTAATAACACTACCATCAATCTCAATGAACTCTACTTTATTTATATTAACAATGTCTGTGTTTGATACCCTGTACTTCATAGTTTTTTTTGGTTGTTTAAAAGTAAAAGAGGCTGACTTGCATACTGGCGGTAGACACATAAGATCTACCTCAATAGACGTATGCTTATACAAGAAAAATCTTCATACGCCAGCCTCTTTTAAATTAGAATGGTAAGTCGTCAGCTACTTTTTCTTTCTTAGCTTCAGGTTTCCAAGTGTCTACCTCAACGTAATGAGTTTTACCATACTCATCAGCACCATTACGTTTTTTTACAACCTTTAAAGTTATAAATTTATCACCTGTTTTACCATCGAAGATATAATCTCCAGCCTCTTGTTTTAACTTAGTTAAGTTCAAAGAGAATTGTACTAAGTCTCCGTCAAATTTCTCTACTCCGTTTCCAACGTAGATTTTTTCTGTTGTTTTGTTACTCATAGCTATTAGCTTTAAAATAATTAATTAACGCATCCCTTTCTGTTATTTCTAAGCATTTTAAAATCCTCTTGGCGTGTTTAATTTTAAACTCGTCAGGCTTCTCTAAATACTTAAGTAAGGTAGGTCTGCTTAACCCTACTCTGTTGGCTAACCAACGTGCACTTATTTCTTTTAATTCCATTTTATCTTTTAAAGTCATAACGTCTCCATTATTAAATGCTGTTCAACGATCTCCTCGTTGTCTATAAAGAACTTTCTGTAAACATCTAGTAAATACTTATACTCTTGTCTACCTCTCTCTACAAACTCATCTCCAGCATAAAATATAGAAACGTTATAAGGTCTTTCTTTTTCCTGAGTTATAAATACAAACTCATCACAACCAAACCCATCCATATAAAATGCAGACTGCCTATCGTAGCCATACTTCTTACAAGAGTTGGAGAAACCCCAGTGACTACCATCACTAGTAGTTTTAAGGTCTATAAGGGTTGTGCCATTCCTGTAGTCAGCCTTACCCTTACAAAATACATCAGTATCATCATCCTTCCAAGCGTTAGCTATCTCCCTCTCTCCTTCTAATTGAAGAAGATCTCTAACCTCAGAATGATTAAACAACACATCCTGCATATACATAATCTTATCATACTCTTTCTGTAGTATTATTGTAGGTGCGTTAGGGTTATCTGCCTTAAAGTCTTTGTATCCTTTAGTAGTTCTTGTAGCAGAGTTAAACACCAATACCTTATCGTTGAACTCATTAGGCTCTAACATAGCTACATGATAAGCCCTACCAAATATCATAGGTAAAGTTTCTTTGTTAAGCTCAGGATGATCTCTCATCATCTTGTAAGTTCTGACATCTTTCTTTATTAACCCTAACTGCGAGTTCGTTACAAACTCGTAGTCAGAGTAATAAAAAGAGTCATCGACTAGTTTCTTTATAAACTTATCTAAACTCATTACACTAAGGTTTTAGATAATTTAAGAACTTTATTAAGTTTATCTTCTTGAGTCTTAGTCATAGTGTAACCAGCCATCTTTTGCTCTACCACACTACCTTTACCATCCTCAATAGCCTTCATCATACTCTTATATTGAGAGTCTGTTAGCTTAGGTTTAGATGTAGATTTTTTAGGTGTAGCAGGTGTTCCTTTAACTGCACCATTACCATCATCATCTCCAGTAACTACACCAACAAAAGACGCAAGTGCGTATCTCCTAGCGTAAGATATAGCAGAGCCTACACCATGTGCATCTTCCTTTGCTGGTATGTAGCAGGTCGATGCTAAGTATTCTCCACTGGAGTGTGATAGGATTGTTGTTACCCCACCTACATCTGTAGGCATTTGAATAATAGCAAGTTCGTTCTCTGCTAGTAGTTTACGAACAGAGTCCCATACTGCACCAAGATCAGCATAGCTTGACTTGAAAAAAGGGTTCTTTGAATTTTCTTTAGCAGGTCTTAATTGAGACTGCACTTTTGATAAGGCAAGGGTCAACTTGCCAATTGTTTCTGACTTTTCCATAGTTTTTGGTTTTTAAATTTAATTAACTTCTGATGCAAATATAGTAAAAAATTTTTTTACAACTACTATATTATTCCTAAAATATTATACGACAGATCATCTGGCATTATCCTGTCTAGACTTTCACTTATACCTCCCATTACTAACTCCATATCAATACTGTTATTTACCACCATTAGTATACTTATGCCATCCTCTGAAGGCATCATAAGAGTATGACATAAAGCGTTATGCTTTCCTATATCTACTTGTGTTACTGCCAGACTATCTGTCTGGTGAAAGTACATATAGTTAACGCCATGTTTTTTTAGAGCTACCTCTAAACGCTTCATGTTTGGGTGTTTATTAGGTCTTATTCTATTGTCTAACTGATGTTCAACACCAGACTCTTTAAGCAAGTTCTCCAGCATTTCTTTTTCGTATTGCATAAACCTTGTAGATAAATTCTATTAAAGATAACTCTTTTTCTAGTAATTCTTCAAGGTCTTCATTGTTAAAAGACTTATCTACTACGTTTAATATGTTATGTATTTTACTTTTATTGGTTGAAGTATCAAAA